GCTATTTTGATGATGGAATCATCGATGGGTGCTGATCAGAGAAACCGAGAGTATGGTCAAGGTAATTACGGATGGCTTGGTGGATACACACGAGACACCTACGCAGACAGACTTAAAAATCTTGTTTAGCACCTGCGCAACAGCAGAGTGTATCAATGGACTTCTGGTGCCTTTTTCAAGCAATACCGCTGCAGATCCGTAGAGTATCGCATTGGTTACACGTTCTTTTACATCGTCTCCTTGGCCAAAGCCGATTGTTGCACCGAAGCCTCCTGAAATTAGGTCGAAGAGACCAACTCCTGTACGTTGGTCTATTGCATGTAACATCTTATCCACACCCTTACTCTGCCCAATGAGTCGGGACCATGCAGCAAATTCTTTACTCGTGCCTGTTTGAGTTTTTATTACATCACTTAACGATCTTGAAACAGATTTTAGTGCTTCTTTTGAGAGACTTGATTGCTGTAGATATGCGGTGTCTCCAGATATTTTGTCGAGAACTACGCGAAGATTATATGCTTTTTCAAGAGACATTCGAGGTGACTGGAGAATCTCATCAATTGGTTGTGACTTGATTGCCTCTCTAATGGCATCATCCGAGTACGCTCCAGCAAACTTTGATTTTAATGACCTTACTGCATCATCAATAACAGTGTCTGAAACCACTGGCTGCATTTTTTCTACTTCACCGAATATTTGTTTGTATGAACCAAGCCAATTTTTTACCGCAGGATCATCGATAGCGCCAGGAATCTGTTTTACTGCTTCTTTTGCCGCCTTCTCAAGCCCAACAAAGTCTTTTACCTGTGTCTTATCAATACTTTGAAGTGCTTTGACGATGTCCTGTCGTCCTGCACGACTCGCCTGTGCAGTGGAGTTCTCTAGGAAATTATTTGTAAGCTCCGCAGGTGTTGCGTTGGCCATGTGAGGAACGTCCGCCTTAATTCGAGGCTCAATAATGGCTTTTTGTGCATTTATACCCTGTTGAATTTGACTTTTCTGGCCCTTAGCCGTTCCCCAGATACCGTCATCGAGAGCGTCTGCACCTGGTGTTTTTCCAGCCATTTTTTGCTTGAGTGTCGTCTTGTAGTCCTTCTCCATGATACCCTTGGCTGTCTTACTAAATGCTTTCTGGATACCGTACGTAGCACCACCAATTACACCTCCAATAACAGCACCCGTTGCTCCTGAAATAGCGGTATCTTTTGCCACTGTCTTTAAGTCTTTTGCAGTAGGGAGATAGTTTTCCTTACTTTTCTGTATTGAGGAAGCTGCGCCTGTTGCGGCACTGAATGCTCCCGTGTGTAGCGCACCCTTACCAACAGCTCCCCAAAAACTTTTTGCAGGGGAAAGTGGAACTTTTAATGAACCAATAAGTGCTGCCCCCTCGGCAACATCTCCAACAGTCTGAAGTGGTGTTGGTGCTGATGTGTCGTAAAACTGCGTATTGTCAGTACCCTTAATCATGTCCATGAGCTTCGTCCATCCAAGGCCACCGAGTGTACCAATTGCAGCACCAACTTTCTCGCCAGGGAAAATAGCGCCAGCAATCTTGCTAGATTTATCTAAAAGATCACCCCCCGTATGCTCCGGAGCGGTAACGGCTTTTTTTTGAGGAGCAGAAACCTTTTTTATTTTATTTTGATCAAGATCTTTTATATTCATATTTGTTCAATATCTCCTTGCTCATTAATCACAACGTAAGATACACCGTCATAGGAAATAATGTCGCCAACACTGTAGTCGCCACCGGTATCATCTTGCGATATCAAGTTTGTTTTATATAGACCGCCTGAAGCCAATCCCTGTTTTGCTTTCTCAAGTCCTGAAATAAGTGTATCTAGTTTGTTTTTAAACTCTGCGTCAGACATACTTGTATCCAATTGTGAAGCGGCATTACCAAGAAGTCGCTGCTCTGCGTCAGACAACTGACCAGTTCCTTTCAGATATTTGACCGCCTCCAACTGCAATAGCCCCTTCAATTGATTCAACGCAACCTGAAAATCTGCTCCCGGTGTTCCAGGTAAAAGATTCAATGGGTTTAGCTTCGAAAAGCCCACCTTGTTGATAAGATTATTGCCAAACTTTTCTGATACGTCTTTTGCAGCCGCAAGTGTGTCACTGGCAATCTGTGATAGATCATCACCTGCCATTGTGTTGAGTGCATTGACCACTCCAGTACGTTCCTTCGATGGAACTTCTGACAACTTCGCACGTCCTGCAAAGATTTCTCGTGCCCAGTTTGCTGCTGACGGAGATATTTCACCAAAAGTACCAGTTTCCGTTGATGACGGTGCGTATGTCTTTGCTTTACTTGCAATCATTTCATACTCACCTGTCTGTGGATTAAACTGATACTGCGCTTGCCCCTCACCAATACCGAATGACTCTCTACTTGTATTGACTGCGTCTTGATACCCAGCAAAAACTTCCATGATATTGATACCGTACTCATCCATAATTCCACGTAGTTCTTCTGGTGAAAGCTGATCTGGAGTTTTCCCTTGTGCGATAAGTGACTGTCCAATCATTGTAGCGTTTTCTTTCTGCTGTGTTGCGAGCCCCTCTTCCGTAGCGGTGCGGAGTTCTTCTGCTGCGTCATACATACCAACAATTGTTGCTTGTCTTTCTGTAAGTGCTGTATATAAATTTTTCCACGACGCCTCAAGGTTATCGATATTCTCTGAATCAAATCCACTCTGCAAGGAAGCGAGTGCAACGCCCACCTCTGCATCGTGCTTACGTAGCTTTGATGCACCGTAGTCTTGTATCTGTGCAAGCGCTGCCTCTGCTAATTCAGGAGCGTAGCGTTGACGTCCCGTTCTAGCGTCAATTGTTTCCTGTGCCAATGATCGAGCTGTATTACTACTCTCGATTGTGTCTCTGACTTCATCAAATAACTCCTGCTGACTTGAGAGGAGTGCTTTTTGTGTCTTGTTGTACGGGAGAGCTTGTTTTCCATTAAAAATATTATCAAACACCTTCTGCCACTTTTCGTTAGACTTGTTGAGCGTCTTGGTGATACTACTGTACTCATCGCCGTACTTATCCTCTGGATTCTGTGCCTCCTCTATTCTTGTATCAATTGCAGATTTTTCTGGTACTGGAGCCGCATTCATTTGAGCCTGCATTGCCGTGTACTGATCCGCATACGCATTCTGTGTATCAACGTTAGTTTGATTCTGTTGCAAAAAATCACCAATCTTTTTTGTGGTGTTTGTGTATGTCTTACCGTCAATAACCGCTGGAGCTGTCGTTGCAACATCTGCTGGAGGTGTTGGAAGACCATCGATAGGGCCACCCTGTGTTGGCCCCCAACTGCCACCGCCGCCAGCACCCATGCCTGCACTCGTTCCTGCTTGATTGTTACTCTTAAGCCCACTCATATACTGACTAACCATCTGTGCTCCTTTTGCCAACACACCTCCTCCCGGGAGCATGTTCGCCATACTACCCAAAGCACCGCCCACCACATTTTGTGCTGTCTGTTTTAATGGTGACGCCTGTTTTTGTGTTGATGGGAGTATCGCACTTGTCGTTGACTGCGCTGTTGATCCGAAAGGAGACTGACTGTTAAGATTCAAATTTGCACCGAAGGTGTTCGTCGCTACCGGTTGAGGCTTCGATGACTTAGTTGATGTTTGTGAAGTTGCCCCACCCTGTAGAGATTTAAGAAGTTGTGTGTTTTGCTCCGCAGTTCCTGTGTAATTTGAGATGCCGTACTGCTTCGCGAGGCCTGATCGTGTAGTAAAGTCCGATTTCTGTCCTTGTCCTGTGAGGTAGTCAACAACACTTCCACTATTTGAGGTTTTAGGGGCTGTTGTTTGCTTGGTTGTAGTTACCTTAGGAGCAGTGGTTGTTACTTTTGGAGCAGTGGTTGTCTTTGAAGACGATGATGTCTTTTTCGCAAGGGCACTCTGGAGGTCCTTCAGAAGATTCTGCTTTTCCTTAGCTGTTCCACTCGCAATAATTTTTTGTGCCTTTTTTTCAGCAGAACTACTACTCGTTTTTTTGGTCGAGGTGGTCTTTTTGGTCGAGGTGGCCTTTTTTGTAGAACTTGTTTTTTTCTTGGCCATAAATTAAATGTAAAGTGAACTTGGTAATTCTCGGATCGACAAGATGGCATATCCCAATGTTTTTGCGATAGCCGATGTTTGATTAATATTGAATGTCAGTGTTGCACCCGCGTTTAAGCGAATTACCGCAGCATTTATCCCCGACATAGAAATAGCCGTGCTGTCTTGCGCTGATGTTGTCGTTATAAAATTATTTGTGTATGTCGGCGATGATGAGACTAACAATAAATTCAAAGATGAATTAAATGTCCACGCGGTAGTATTAAAAGTACCCGAAAAACTCACCATATAATCTGCTGCTCTTGGTGCTGTAAACACTCCCGTTGTTGGATTAAACGAGTTAGTAGAATCAAAGTGTTCTGTTGTCCACGCTGTAATTGGAGTGCTCGTAACAGGATTAAAAGATTGCGTGGTTGTTTTTTCTGCGGCCACGTACGCCATAACAGTCGTATCATTCTCCAACACGTACTTATTACTAGCTGATGGAGTGCCTGACGACCCCGCAAGTGCAGCTTTTTGTCCTGCTGTAGGTATGTATGACACCGAATCATCAACGATAATCGCTGTCGTTGTTATTGCAACACCTGCCACCTTAGAAATGGTACCTGGGGTGGTTGATATCTGTCCCGGTGTGTTTGTAAGGTAATATGTCGTTCCTGCCACAAGTCCTGTCTGTGTATTTTCATCTTGGCCATCAACTACGACGCCACCTGTAATAGGATTATTATTTGTACCCGCTCCTTGTGCTGTACCAATGATTACGTTTTCACAGGAGGCTGATAATGCCGCCGATGTTCTGTACCACTTACCATCCGTATTCAAATACACCCACTCGCCCGTAGCGATAGTTTCACCCGCTGTTGCCGGCACAGTAATGGAGTCACCTGACACAGTACCTCCAGAGACAACAGACAAAACCCATGAGCGTCTTGCGAGATCATTCCCTGCCACTGGATCAGTAGTTCCTTGTGGAAGGGTGCTGTATGTCCATATACCCGTGATAGTTTCGTCATTATCTTTAAATGCAGCCAACGCCTCAAATGCTGACGTATTCGACAGCACAACAGAAGCTCCTCCCTGATGTGCTTTTGTAAGACCAGATGTTGCTGTAAAAGGAGAAGTGAATAGAACACTACTAACCCCAGTAAGGTCTGCTGAATCGTCTCCGTTTTGTGTCACACCAGTAATAAAAATCTGTTCCTCGGATATGGAGTTATTTGGCTCTATTGTAAGAAATGCCCTAGTACCGAGGTCCGACATGGTGATGTTTGCACCATCGATAGTCTTAAATGATGTGAGTTTTATCGATGTAGCCCCGATGGTCACTCCACCACCACTTAATGTGAAACTTTGAGCTTGTAAAGGTTTAGTACTCATTTGATTTAATTATATCATTTTCTAATTGCTGAATTATCATCAGGTGCAATCGCTACTCGTGGACCGAATGCCAATATTGACCAGTCGCTATCAGAATCGTTAGAGCTGAACTGTACCTGTATTTCGTAAAATGGATTCTGATTAAATGGCAGGTCAACTCTAAATTTTGGTGGGGTGATCGCCTGGGCAAGAGTTGTTGATCCGAGGGGGTTTTTACCAAGTGACGTTTTACCCAGAGAAGCGTCGTTGGTATACACGCATACAATCTGTGAATCGTCACCACTTATGGTGTATGAGGCCGTCTTTGCACATCCGTCTATCTCATAAACAATACTTGTTGTTAAGTCAGTATTTCCTGACATGTAACCCTCAAGATAGAAGTCTGAAAAGGTCTTCATTCTCGATCGGGTTCCGTAGTTGTTGTATGAGAAATATGCACGTGCATCAATAGCAAATCCGTTGTCATTACTTCCCGTAAATAGTTTGTACGTCTGTGGATTACCACTATCATGGCCGTAGAGTTCACCGCCTATGACAGCAAACCTTGAAATCGGCATCGTTTGTGGTGGCTCCCAGTATTCTTGTTGGATGTTGTAAATCAACACCAAGCCCTCGGCTGGAACGGCAATGTAAATATTATACTTGTAGTAAACGCCACTTGCCCCAGTAAAGTCATATGCGTCAAAGTTTGGTTTGATTGGATCAGAGTAATTCTGTACGAGAGGGACCGCAAAGTTATTTAGAACACGACCAAGCTCGTCGAGTGCTGGTTCACGGTTAATAAAAAATACAGAGTTCTTCACCTTAAATATTGCAGACTGTGAAAATGCTCCCTGACCAGTTGAGGTCTTGAGCGGAACAGCGTTAGCTTGCTCTAAGAATTGTGTGTCATCAGTTTGCTGCTCAAATTCAACTCTCCACCAGTCATCGCGACCAGCGGAAATATACATCTCATTTTCTTGTGCTATGAAAAAGCCGTTTGGCGAGTCGATGATTAATCTCGCGCCCTCACCAACAGTACGTGGTGTCGAGAACGAATAATCCTTGTAGTTGTTTGTCTTTGATATGTATATTTCATTCAAATCAATTGCCGACAAGTGCACCTGATTGTTAAGGGTGTCGATGTTGGTGTTTTTGAATGTGGATGGTAGCCCCGACATTGCAGAGTTTGCTGTCGTTAGTATGCCCTGATGTACGACAGACTGTACTACTTGCGCCGCAGGTGACGGTGTAACACCCGTGAGTGTTGTCGTCGTCTCGCCTCCTGTGTATGTGTAGGTTGTACCGTTAATAACAACAGTTTTGTTGTGTGAAATGTTGAATCCAGCTTCTGCCCATGTTTGGGTTCCTGTCTTTGTTATCGTGTTCACCGTTGCCGACAACATCGTCGTGAGCGCAGGATTCCACTCTTTGATGTTTGACTCACCGTTCACAAACAACATGAACGTAACCTTCTCGGTAGAGAAATCGTAGAACGTTGTAAACTCGCACTCCTCTTGCGCTGAAGTGAGTCCTGTGAGCAAATCAATCCAGTAGACCTGTCCTGCAGTAAACGTTGTGCCGTTCCAGTAATCACCTGCAGAAGCAATATAACGGTACTGCATTTTACCGTTTGCGACCTTAACATTTCTCTCATCACCCTTTGATGTTTCAAAGTCAAAGGATGAGACGGTCCCAGCGTCACTGTTATCCACCTGTCCGTCTATGGTGTACCCCTGTCTTTTTCCGAAACGATTGCCAGGAGTTGATATGACGTTTTGTGACCCACTTACCAAAAAGCCCGCAGGCATATTGGTTTTATCCTCCAGTGTTCTGTACCCGAGATATTTATCTACAAGTGTGTAATCCATTACCAGTAACGATAACCGCTACCCCATATGTCACTAGGGTTGCTTTGAATTTTATAATAAAAACTACTCGTCCTTTTTCCTTGGCTCTTAATCTTTGCCTTGTAGCGTTCAAGTGTTTCAAGGTATTTCTGTCCAATCCACGCAAAGTCTTCCTGATTGTTTAGAGGGATAGTCTGCTGAACACACTGTAGGGCAGTCTGGTACACGAGTAGGTTGTACGAGTCTGTATCGAGGTTAATTAACTCTGTGCCGTCAGATGATGTGACCATCTCCTGAAACGCTCCGGTTGTGCCATCTCGAAACAAATATTTTGAGTAGTACAGAAGTTCGTGACTGATACCCAATCCTATTTGCATGAGATTAACTCGGAAGGTGGTATCTGCTGCGCTTACATAATTAAAAGTAATTCGTGAGTACACCACGTTTGTGTCCGTAACTGATCCGACTTCCACAACAGATTCCATTGGCATACGCACAAGATTCCAACCATTCTGAAATACAGTCCCTTCGGCTGTATTTGTGGCTGTATACTCGTAGTAATTGCTACTGTCGGTACCCAGTCTTATATTTACTGAAGTAATCACCGACGCACCACCCAAAAATACATACAAATAAAGGTTTCCAATTGTCAGGTATTCCGTAATATCTACCGCAGTCATGTCGGATGTTTCGATGTACGCTGCAGTCAGGTAACTCGGTAGCGTTCCTCTGATAGAGGCAGTGCTTGCAACAAAAAATACCGTATCGTTTACAAGATTCGTTGCCGTACCGGACCACGTACCGTTGTCCGTGAGAGAGTTTAGAGTGTTTATTTCAGCAGGAGCTGTGCCATACGGTGTGTTAACACGGATTGTTTTTACACCATTTTTCCACTGAATCGTGAATGGACTCTCCCACTGGCCAAGTGTTTTGTTGCGATCAAAGTCTTCACCATATCTTTGATGATAAACATCTGCCGTATTGCGGTTACCCGTTACACGAATATCCAATACAGAATCACCCTTTAAATCTGCTGGGCACATATACTCGTAAATATTCTGTGTAATTGGAGCATCCATCGGGATAAGACGCACAGTCTCAAGTGGATCAACGTCCTGCAGCACCTGTCGAGCAGCACGATAAATCGCACCATTAAAATTGGTGATACGCGACGCTGATGTGGTGTGCAACATAGGCACAACCTCTGATTTTAAGTTGGCTACGGTGTAACTCATAGATTAATTTCCTTGTCTCCAGGTGATTATTACCTCATCTGCTGCAGAAGTTACGACACGAATTCCGTAAATTATCTGTGCATCAAAATCATATGTATGTGTATCCGAGGTGCTGTTAAATACGGCCATAACATTGGTCGTTGTGCCGTTTGAATCTTGGACCGTAACCGTTCCCGTAAGGGTTTTTGGTACAATTACCTTAACAAGCGTTCCAAAACCAGTCATAACCGTGGTTGTGGTAGCTGTCGTGATTCTTGTTATATTATCTTTTTCTAACATTAGTCTTTTTTAATTTGGTAATACATATATTATACCATGTGCACAAACAAAAAATGCCCGCAAGGGCATTAGTAGTTACCCTTCTCCAAAACAGTTGAGCACAAATCGTCGTGGCAGTCACGACACAAAGACAGCCCGTTGTTTGTATCCCACAATAGACTACTCGAAGAATCTTTAACCAGGGTGTCCCAATTATCAAAATTCCAACCCTCCATTGCAATTATTTTTCTAAAGGAGACAACGTGGTGGACATGCAAACCCTTTACAGCACACTGACACACACGACACCTAAACCCGTCTCTTTTTAGTACGCCATTACGCCATACCTTGTGTTGGTACAGATTTCTTACGGCGTCACGAAAACGCATGTGGATTGGAGCTTCACCGGTCCAACGATAGTGATTTTTTCCTGTAATTAGCTTATACCCACATACATCCGAACACGTCTTTCTCTCACGCCCACGATTATTATTCATAATGGACACAGGCAGTGTGAACGATTTTCCACAAACAGGGCAATCTTTAGTCGCTGATTCAAACCCTCTTTTCTTCCAACACTCTATGGAACACCATCGAGACTTATCCCAGATACTTAACTGAACATTCTTTTTCTTAAAATACTCTTTATTACAAACCAAACATATCTTTGAACGTATTTTTTTCATACGTTCAAAGTATATCAACTTTGTAAAAATATTACAAGTAAATTTGTTCCTGATTATGCCCCCACGTTTCCATACAGTCCATAATAGTCGGCACATTTTACCGCCTCTCTGTACGTGCAAATATATTTATACGCAAGATTGTCACTGTACTTCCAATCAACGAGTTCTGTCTGCATGCCTGTTCGGATAAGGCGTGTCAAAGCGTTGTAGTCTGATCCCATGAACCATGCAGTGTCTGAACCACCTGCTGCTGCAGAGAGGTAAGGAGACTGATAGACCTCAAGACCGTAGATACCACGCCAGATGTTCACACCGTTAGTTGATGAATCACCAACAAGAACAGACTGTGTCAAACGAATTGCTGTGTCAAACAATGCTGGTGGAACAAGAATCCATTTTGGTGTTGCACCAATAACAGTTCCTGTCTGATCCTTCATTGTCTGGATAGCCATCGCAGAGTTGTTGATTGATGTTGATGAGAGTGCAGAGCCTCCGCCTGAAGCGAAGTTAACCTGTGTACCACCACCAATCAATGTGTGTGTTCCGAAAAGTGCTGAACCGTCAGCAGTAAGATACGTGGTGAAACCATCATTGAAGAGGTTCATCGCGTTCTGATCCTGTGCAATTCGACTCTTGAGAGCAGCTTCCTGAATGGTTTTTGGCCAAACACCGTGCATAACATCTTCGTACATTTCCTTAGAAATTGGCACAGTCTG